AACCCTAAGGTTGAGAAGTTGTTGGAGTATTGTATTAAGCATGGACATTGGTCTATCTTTGAGCAAGCACACATGACACTAGAGATTAATACCTCTCGTGCTATTGGTGCACAAATCCTTAGACATAGATCATTTACATTCCAAGAGTTCTCTCAACGCTATGCGAATACAGAGCTACTTGGCACTAACATACCACTCCCAGACTTGAGGAGACAGGATGTAAAGAACAGACAAAATTCTATTGATGACCTAGATGAAAAACAAGTTGCGTTCTTACAGGGGAGGATCTCGCAGTACTTCGCTGAAGGAATTGATTTATACAGCGAACTTATTCGTGAGGGGGTTGCGAAGGAATGTGCGAGAATGGTTCTCCCACTAGCAACACCTACCCGAATCTATATGACAGGAAGTGCACGTTCTTGGATGCACTATATAACATTACGCACTGCTAATGGTACACAGAAGGAGCACATGGACATAGCAAACCTATGTCGTGATCACTTCATCTGTAACTTCCCTACTGTTGCTAAAGCAATGGGGTGGTGTCCTACAGTAGAAGACTGTGATTGTAATGACTATTGGAACGACCTACAACCTTGTTTAAGGATAGACTAATGCCTAACTACGATTTTAGAAACAAAGAAACAGGTGAGATCATCGAAGTATCTATGTCTATGACTGCTCTCGATAAATATAAAGAGGAGCACCCAGAATTAGAAAGATACTTTGGCAATCAAATCCCACATCATCTTTACGGAAACCCCAAGCAATCAGATGGATTTAAGGAAGTCATGTCCAAGATCCAGAATGCACATCCGAAAGCTAACTTGAGTAACTACACATAATGCCAAGAAAAAGAAAGAACGGTGGTACTCCGATAGCGGCCATGTCATCGAAACAAATCCGAAGAGCAAAACCTATTAACATTGACCACCTCAAGACGATTGAGCCTTTAACGGAGAATCAGAAGAGAGTCTTTGAGTCTTACAAGGAAGGAAAGAACCTTGTACTACATGGTGCTGCAGGTACAGGTAAGACATTCATTAGTTTATACCTTGCACTCGAACAGATCTTAGATCTATCTTCTCCTTACGAGAAGATCTATATGGTTCGATCACTCGTACCTACTAGAGAGATTGGTTTCTTACCAGGTGACCACGAGGATAAGAGTAACCTGTATCAGATACCATACAAGAACATGGTGAAGTACATGTTTGAGATGCCTGATGAATCATCTTTCGAGATGCTTTATGATAACCTAAGGACTCAAGCAACTATTTCTTTCTGGTCTACATCATTCATTAGAGGTACTACATTTGATAGGTGTATCATTATTGTTGATGAGTTCTCCAACCTTAACTTCCATGAGTTAGATAGTATTGTTACTCGTGTTGGTCAGGATTGTAGGATTATATTCTCTGGAGACTACTCACAATCTGACCTCCTCAAGAACGGAGAACGTCAAGGTGTGTTGGATTTCATGAAGATCTTGCAAACTATGCCATCATTTGATATAATAGAGTTTGGTATAGAAGACATCGTTAGAAGCGGTTTAGTCAGAGAATATCTCGTCAGTAAAATCCAATCAGGACTTGTTTAATGAAGACATTTAATCATGTGGGTGCTGCTAAACCCTTAGCAGAATTAAAAACCCAAAACGTTGAGGGACAAAGGTTCTACAAATCTCCATCAGGCAAGTGGTATCCTTCTGTTACTACTGTGGTTGGTAAACAATCCATAGATGGTATCAAGAAGTGGGAACAAAGGATTGGGTACATGAAGGCAGAGAAGATCAGACGACAATCTGCATGGCGAGGTACACAGTACCATAGTATAGTGGAGTATTATCTGAACAATGAATCTGAAAAAATTAAGGAAAGCGAAGGTCTTCCCCAGTTCCTTTTCGGGTCTTCTCGTGAGACTCTTAATAGGATTGATAATATTCATCTGTTGGAAGCCCCTCTCTATTCTGATGATTTGGGTGTGGCTGGTCGTGTTGATTGCATCGCTGAATTTGATAACGAACTTGCTATAATAGACTTTAAGACTACTAATACTCTTAAGAAAACTGAGTGGTTGGAAAAGTATTTCGTACAGGAAGCAGCATATGCATACATGTACTGGGAAAGAACTGGTGTTGAGGTTGATAAACTTGTCACTCTATCTGTAGCAGAGAATGGAGAGATACAAGTAGAACAACGCTACGACAAGGCACCTTACGTTGATACATTATGTGAATGGATTTCAGACTTTAAGATGTCCATGTTAACTGACTGGGCAGTCGAGGAGGGTGCGTGAAAGAATTAGAAGATAACTTTATGACCCAAAGTAAATTCAGTACTTTGGTTGAGCACACCGTACAAGAGAGTAACGGTCTCATCAACTACATAGAAGCAGTAGCAACTGTTTGTGATGAGTATGACATTGAGGTAGAGGTAGTGAATAAACTCATATCTAAACCTCTCAAAGATAAGATTAAAGCAAACGCACAACAACTTAATTGTATTAAGAGAACAAGTAGAGGAGTCCTACCATTATGAGTAACTCAGCAGAAGATTTTTTTAAGTCAGAAGTTATAGCAGAGGAGTTAGATGATCTTCAGCAGACTTATACTGATCTGTTAAGAATGTCACAGAACTTTCAGACACTAGATGAGAACGGACAGTTAGAACACATTGAGAAGACACTAGAACTCATTGCAAAACAGAAAGTATTTTATGCTCGACTTAATCTAATGCAACAGCATGTTGACTTGGAAGCAGAGGGAGAAGAGAATGATCTCAAGGCAATCAAGGAAAAGATTGATGCCTGTAGTAGCGTGTACTCAGGAGGTCAGAACCTACTAGCAGTCTTGGATGCCATGGAACAGAAACTGCTGACATGGAGAAAGGGACTACTTGACAAAGCATAAATAATAAGGTACGATTACACAGTACAACAAGCCAAATACAAACATACGGAGAATACAAATGTCATTTGCATCGCTTAAGAAATCCTCAGGTTCAGTTGCAAAACTAACTAAGGAACTCGAAAAACTTAGCAGCAAAGGAGGCGGTAACGGTCCTGACGACAGACTCTGGAAACCAGAAGTCGATAAAGCAGGTAACGGTTACGCTGTAATTAGATTCCTTCCTGCACCTACAGGAGAGGAACTACCATGGGCACAGGTCTGGAGTCATGCATTCCAAGGACCAGGTGGTTGGTACATCGAGAACAGTTTGACTACTCTTGGTCAGAATGATCCTGTCGGTGAACTAAACCGTGTACTATGGAACAGTGGTATTGATTCTGATAAAGATGTAGCAAGGAAGCAGAAGAGAAAACTCTCTTACTTCAGTAACATCTTGGTAGTCAAAGACCCACTACACCCAGAGAATGAAGGTCGTGTCTTCTTGTACAAGTATGGTAAGAAGATCCATGACAAGTTGGTAGAAGCAATGAAACCTCAGTTTGAGGATGAAGAACCCATCAACCCATTCGATTTCTGGAAGGGTGCTGACTTTAAACTTAAGATTGTTAAGCAAGATGGATACTGGAACTATGATCGTTCCGAGTTCGCTTCCCCATCAACACTAGGTGACTATGAAGATAGTAAACTGGAAGAGATTTACAACCAAGAATATTCCTTGGTAGAGTTCACAAGTCCTAAGAACTTTAAGTCCTATGAGGATCTTGAGAAGCGTCTCAACCTTGTTCTTGGTAAAGGAAAAGCGAGAGTACAATCTCGTGTAGAGGAGGAAGAACTAGAACTTCCTGTGACAGTTGCAGAAGAGACCCCAACCCCTAGCAAAGGGTTTGGATCTGCGGTAGAATCATTAAAGACAGACGAGGATCCAGACCTCGCATATTTCTCTCGATTAGCAGAGGAGGATTAATGAAACTAGCACTAGCAGCACTTTTATTTGCTAGTCCTGTGGCAGTCTCAGCAGAGTCCTATTACGACGCATCAACTGGTCGTATCTGGGACTCTCAGAGACCCCATACTTGGACAGATTATTCACAACGACCTGCACCTCACAGAGGACCTGATAGTTCTCAAGGTGGACACAGTGTCGATAGAACGTGTTTCCGAGAGGAATATCGTGAAGAGTATACACCTGGTACAGCAGATCAACCAGGATTTATTAGATCATGGCATGAGCAAGTCGAAGTACCATGTAAGAATGACTCAGGGTACACAAGACGGACTACTATAGAGTACGATAACAATGATTGTACCGATGGTAAGATTGCAGGTGGTATCTTAGGTGGTGCAGCAGGTGCAGCACTATCAAGAGGAGACGGAAGATGGTGGGCAATACCACTCGGTGTGGTGACTGGTGC